CCTGCCACTGGCCCAACCATGCCTTCGTGCGCTCGTCAGGTGAGCAGTCGTCTACAAGGATGATGCGGTGCGGCCACGTAGTGCGCTGCTGTATCGAGTCGAGGCAGGCAACGAGTACATGAAGGCCTCCGTACACAGGGATCACGATGTCTACAGCCTCTATCCCTGTCTCCAGAAGGTTGGTGACAGCAGAGCTGATGTTCTTGTTTGACTTGACTAGGGCGCTGCTATCCTCCAGCACCTTAGCGCCGAGCGCATTCAAGCGGAACTGGACCTCGGGGGGTATGCTGACCTCAACACTCGACTCGATGTCCGCAACGAACTGGTCTACTTCCGCTTGAGTCTTGGGGATCCACTCGCCCTTGCTATTGAATGACATGGTCTACAACCCTCACATGTGCTGCTAGTAGTATCTCTCGGGCCTTATTGAAGTTCTCTTCCCACTCACCCCACCGCCCTTCTTTCCAGAACGGATCGTCTTCCTTGGAGGGGATGATAACCTCCTTGAACCCTGCCTGCGCGATGGCCTTGGCACACTCAGCACAAGGGTGGGAGGTGACATACAGCACGGCATCCAGTAGCTTGGTGCCGGTGCGTGCTGCGTTGCAGACGACGTTCAGCTCAGCGTGTGCGGTCCAGAAGTATTTCTCAGGGCGCTCATGGCGGGCTGCATCTTCGTCATCGCAGTACCTGACGAACCCGTTGTACCCCATGGACAGCATGGTGTTTCCTTCCCCCACCGCTACTGCTCCTACTTTGATGGACCTGTCCTTGGACTTGGAAGCCACAAGGTAAGCCATCTCCATGAAGAAAGCGTCCCACCGCATCACGCTGAGCGCGTCGTCAAACACCATCAGCCGTCCCTTCTCCCTCGTTCCTTCCTGTCAGTCTCAGCCTGACGCTCACGGGGGGTAAGATTTCCGGTGGTGCAAAGTACAGCCTGACTCTCCTCGCGTGTCTCTTCCCTCAGCAGATCTACCCTTGCCTGCCTCGCCTCCTGTGATGTGGGTAGCCGCAGGTCTTTGATAGGGGCCTCACGATGGTAGCCGGGATCCTTGCGGGGGTCATCACCGGAGGCCATGCGGCAGTACCACGCAGCCTTCTTCAGATCCTCGGATGAATCGATCTTGTGGCCTGATCTCCATGTGTACTTGAGGGCGTTGCCCTTGCAGTACGCAATGAACCCTTCCTCACCTAGGGCGTACCTGATCGCATCGATACACTCTAGCTCTGTCTGGTTGTAGTGGGACGGGCTGTTCACAGCTTCTTCGTTCATGCTCTCTCCTATGCCTCTATTATATGTTTTCTGGCCGTAGTATGCAAGGATATTTACGTGTTTATTGCGTCTTTTCAATCGTAATCCTCAGGGATCGGTCCCTTAACTATCTCTCCTGTGGTCATGTCGATGGACTCGCCCTGTTCTAGGTGGCGTTCAACCACCTCGGCGAAGCACTTGACATGGACCCTCCACTTGTGGGTGATCATGACGTGCATGCCCGTGTCGAACCCGATGAACCTCTTGCACTTGGCGCAGCGAGGGGGTAGTGCCTTGGGCAGCAGGTGTAGCTTGTTGTCTTCCTGATGCCCTGCCCCTGAGACAATCCGGATATCATCCTCTGTCTGATGAAGGGGTTCCTCCTCCCCTGGATCTACGAACCACTCCCGCCAGTTACGGACGGTCACCGCTGGATGCGATTGTTGAACTGCACGATGTGATCGTACGCTTCGTGCATGCTGTGGAACACCTTGTGAGCATGGTAGTGGACCCAGGGAGACAGCTGCATCTCTGGTGGTGCCACCACGATCACCCGCTTGGCTCGCTGCCATGCGATGATGATCTCCATAGCGGTGCCTGTACTAGGCTTGGTGAAGTTGACAAGCACCACGTCCGACATCTCGATGTCGATCTTGTCTTCCTCTACTAGGTCAGGCAGCACACTCTCCGGGTCATCCCCGTACGCTGTGTATCGGTAGTCACGATCCATTGGATCCAGGGTCGTGATGCCGAAACCGTTGAGGTGTACGGTTGCTGCCTTACGCCAGCCCCCCGCCTCCTCGTCAGTGCATCCTGCCATTGGGCCACATAGATATACTCTCATGGCTGCTTCCTCCTCTATCATCTCGCTCCCTCATTATATCTTCTTACCACTGTACCACTTCGATGACGCAACGGTTGCGTACTTGCCACAGATACCCTTGCCCTTCTTCTTCGGGGTATGGCAGCGGAACTGGGTGTGCTTGCCGCCCTTCTGGGTGGTGCGATCCTTCTCCCACTTGGTGTTGCTACCGCCGCAGTGCGGGCAGTCCGTCATGCTGTTACCTACGTGGCCTACAGACAACGTGTAGGGTAGGAACGCTTCATAGACCTTCATGGTCTGATCGACATCGCGTTCACAGTACTCGATCATTTCGAGCATAGCAGCCTTATCCTTCTTGAACACCACTGATTGCCATAGCCCCGGCGGCGGCTCGATCTTACCCTCTAGTCCGAGGAAGCGTGCCACATACTTTAGGCCGTTGCCCTGGAAGCGAAAGTACTTCTTCGCTTGTTTCCAAGTATCTATTGTGATGAACTCAGGCGGGCAAGGCAAGCGCCAAAACAGGCAGCGCGTACGCAGCCACTTAATATCGAAGTTGTCTGAGTTGTGCCCTATCAGTACACCAGCCTCTTGCATGATCGGGATGAACTTCTTGAGCAGCGCCTTGTCTGACTGCTTGGCGTCCCACTTCAGCGTGTGGATCTTGTCATCGCCCTCCCACTGGTAAGAGACACAGATCACTGCGGGTTCCTTGATGAGGTTCCCTGTGGGTACGTTGATGCCGTACCCTCCCTTCCACAGCCAGTAAATAGCTGGTGACACTTCGATATCGAAGACCAGTCGGTCGCCGGTGTGGTCAATTACCTTACTCATCTATGTCTCCTCTTAGTATCTGCTGTGCAGGCAGCTCTTCTAGGTACGCGCTTGCTGCTCTGAGCAGCGTGATGCTATCCTTAAACTTGGCGATGGCTCCATTGCATCCCCAGCATAGTAATCCTCGTACTCGTTTCCGTGTCTCTTCCGGAGGCTGCTTCTTGTCCCTCTTCACATGACGGTGGTCGACGTGAAGCCTCCGTTGCCCTGGCTTGGGTACCTTCTCACAGATGAAGCAAGCACCCTGCTGCAACTCAAGTATCGCCTCGTACTCAGCCTCGGTGATGCCGTAGGTACGCCTGAGGTAGTTGTCCCTTGATGTCCTAGCCACGCCGCCGCCTCCAGATCATCATCCAACAGATCAGCAGGCTACCTGCCAGCACCACCATCCACCCCTCGGGTTCAGGCACAGGCCAGATCACGGTAAGGTCTTCGCTCTCTGGTCCGATGAGCAGCTCACCCTCCGGACCTGTCACGAACCCAGCCACGCTGTACACATGAGGCACGTCGTAGTCTACCCGGCACACCTCCTGCTCACTGTTCCACGCCACCACCCCAGGCAGGGCATCCTCATAGAAGTAGTGGAACTCAGCGGGGGCTTCGTCAATGAAGTCCCACGCCGGGGTCCACGCTATGAAGGCGCACAGTGTGAAGATGGGTATCACACAGGCCTCTCTTCGATCTTGTCGATCTTCGTAGGCCCGTGATTGTACTCAACCACCTTGAGGGCTGCTGCTTTGAGGGTAGGATGCCAGCCAAGATGCTTAGGATCCTCATCGTCACTATCAGCCTTGTACAGCTCAGCGTGGTACGCCTCATCATCCTCGCAGTCCGGTTCGAAGAACGACGTGACCTTGCCGATCTCGCTGCACCCAACCTTGACTACGAACACTCTCGGTTCTTCATCCAGCGTTACTTTCAAACTCATCTCGGTGTCTCCTCATTGTAACACACGTCCACTAGGTAGCGCACAGCCATGGCTGCGAGCTGCGTTGCCTCTCTCTCTTCAGCCCCGTCGGGAAACTTGTGAGGCCAGTACGCAGCGTCCCTGAACTCAATCATCTCCTCGTCCACAGTAGCCACACCCTCATGAGCAGAGCGGAAGTCAGGGTAGTTCTCGTAGGCTGCTATCAGCTCAGCCCGTACCTCATCAAGCGCTGCCTCGATCTTGGCTTCAGTCTCGGGTGTCATTTGGCATCCCTTTCTCTGTGGTCAAGCCCTCGGATCTGTAGGCAGGAGAGGTACTGCGGGCGTCTGTCAACCCAGTAACACACCACGTCGTTCGCCTCGTCCACGTATTTCTGCACCACCACCGGACGCTCAAGCGCATCCTCCAGGGTGGTGGGTTCCTTGGCGTTGGCTACCTTCACACAGGTACCTATTAGAAGGCCTATGATAATTACCATGACTGCTGCTATCGCCAATGATTTGAAGAACTCTTCCCAATCTATGCCCATGACTACTCCCATACTCCGTCTGCGATCCCGAACTCAGGATCGATCATGTCTTCTGTCACCAGCCATAGCTCACTCAGCTTGGCGGGCAAGTCTCGTTTCCACCACAGCTTCTTCTTGTTCGTGTGCTCAGTCATGCAATCCGCCCACTGGTCCCAGCACACCCTGACCGCAGCGATCTGGGCCTCGGCTGTGTTGAGGTTCTCGTCGGTGTTGTACCCACCAATGCACTGGTGCGCCATGAACATAGCGTGCTTCGCCACCAACCTTCTGTCCCCGGCTACCAGCAGCAGGCCAGCAGCGGAGCATATCTCTCCGATGCCTACGGTGACGATCTCGTTGTCGCAGGCACGCATCGCATCGTAGATGGCGAACATGTCTGACACCGAGCCACCTTGGCTGTTGATCATGATGGTGATCTTGCCCTCCTCCTTCGACAGATGGGACAGGCTCACGATCACGTTCTCTGCCATAGTCTCATCAATGTCATCGAAGATGTAGATGATGCGGTTGTCGAGGTCGAGCCCTCTGTCGAACGTCATGTTCAACTTGGCGAGTTCAGCCTCAACCTTGGATACGCTTAGCTTGGCGAGTTCAGCTTCAGCCTTGGTCATGCTACCCGGCAATGGATGTTACCCCCTTGTTCTTTACTACGTGGACCCGGTTGGGTACTAGGTTGACTAGGCTATCCTCATTGGATATGAGCAGGATAGTTGACTTGTCACCCAAGTGCTGGGTGATGAAGGTGATGATGCGCTCGCAGTTCTCAGGGCTCTGGTACAGGAAGGGCTCATCGAGGATCATGAACGAGGATGCCCCCTCCGTCTGCATCCCCGCCAAGTCCGACAGTGCCATGCCTACTGCGAAGCTGGTCAGCTGCTGCTCCGCACCGGAGAACAGTTCGAATACTGTGCTGCCTGTGTCCGAGGCGGCGGTCACGCAGAACTGGTCGCGCTCATCGCCTGACTTCAGAACCTTAGAGGTAGAGAACTTGACCTTGAGCTGGCCGTTCTGTAGATCACGTAGGTACTGGTTGGTCTTCTGCTCAAGGAAGGGGCACACATGCTCGAACATCATGGTCTTGATATCCTTGCCGAAGGCGTTCTGCCAGAAGCGGTAGTCTTCTCGGATCCTCTCTTGGATGTTCAACAGATCCCTGAGCCCGTTCAGTGCTTCGAACTCCGTGTCGTGATCCGCCTTAGCTGTGAGGACCAGTGCATTGAAGGGGTTCGCCGCCGCCTGCAACAAGCGTATCTGCTCAGTGATGGCGGCTTCCTTATCCTTCTCATACAGCCTGCCTTCCAACAGCAGCGCCTCGTTGCAGATACCCACGTCAGAGTTGAGGTTGTACAGACTCGCCTCGTTCGCCCCCCGCTCACGGGTCAACTTCTCCCGGTGTTCCTTGTCGGCCACCACTGCCTGCTCGTTCAGCTTGATCTTCTCCACTGGGATAGCTTGGTCGCATAGGGTACAGACATCAGGCTTGGCTTGGCGGGCGTCGATGGTCCCGGTGAGGCTATCGATCTTGTAACCGAGGGAGTTGTTCTTCACGGTGATGTCATGGATCTTCTTGTTGAAGGCATTCAACGCCGCCTGCGTGGTACAGTCAGAGGGTAGTGCCTGCGTTAGCGCCTGCAACTCGGTGACGATACCGGAGGAGGTCAGCTGGATCGTGTTGAGCTTACCCCTCGCGCTCGCAAGGGTCAGGAGGTTGTCGGCGTTCCAGTCAGCCGCCTGCCTCTCCAGCCCACGGTGGTGTGTGCGGGCCATCTCCTCTCGCGCGGCCTGCGCCCGGTACCCCTCCCGTGTCTCATCAACCATGGCCTGCACCTCATGCACCCGGCGCTTGGCGTTCTCGCACCACTGGTCGAGATCATTGAGAGGGAGGATCTCTTCGATGACGGCACGCTGTTCGCTACCGGGCAACGCTAGAAAAGATCGCTCCCTCCCCTGTCCGAAGAAGTCTGATTGGATGAATGTTTTGTGGTCCCGCCCCAACAGTGCATTGATAAGCTCTTGGGTATCCTTCTCATTCCTCTTCGACAAGTCGCTCCAGTACGTAGGGTCTACACCACTACCTACCTCGTAGGTTCCTTCCGTCTTCTGGCTGAGTACCAGGGAGTTAGGCTTGCGTGCCCGGTAGATCCGGTACGCACAGCCATCGATCCCTTCGAACCAGATGGTCACGCCGCAATGCTTCATGGGTGTGATGCTGGTGTTGCATACAGCGTCAGCCTTGACACCATGAACCGTCCTGCCATACAGGCCCCATGAGACACAATGGTTGGCCACGCTGGACTTGCCAGCCATGTTACCATTCTTCTCGTCGTAGCTCCACCCCGTGACCAGCAGCAGCCCTCTGTCCGTGAGGTTCAGCTCTAGGTCGCCGATGGAGAAGACGTTGTGTGCCTTGAGGCCAAGCAGTTTCATGACGTGTAGTTACCTTGACACTGGATGCTGGCGGATACTATTTCAATGGCTACATCCATCAGCCTATTGGTCGAGAAGTTAGGAAAGCGTTCTACTAATTCCTCAAGGGTGTACTTAATCATCTTCGCGTTACTAACAGCGTACTGCCGCATATGCTCGTCGGCTGTCATTTCATCAACTCCCTTCTGATTTTGCTGCGCTCGGGTGAGACTCCCTTCTGCTTCTCGTACTCCTCAACGATGTCGGGGATGTGGAGTCCATCGCTACTCACAGGTTGCAACCGATCAACCTGCTCAAGCTTCACGACGAACTCCACTGATCTTGCACCAGCCCCCGTAATCTCTTCTCGTATCTCTTCCTGTTGAGGAGTGTGGTAGTTGGTTATCCTCACGAAGTTGCCATGCACATCCGATAGTCTGGTCGGGTTGTACAAGTTGTAGTCCAACGTCACGAACTTCGGCGCATCGATGGGGTGGAATACCTGCACGTCATCGTCTGTGTCGTACACGATGAAGCCTCGCTCATCTCCCTCGTCTGCCCAGTTCAGTTGCAGCGGGGTGCCCACGACCGTAGCCTTGTGCGTCACGTACATGTGGGGGTGGTAGTGTCCGGAGAACACATGCTGCACACCCTTGGGGATCATATCCGTGTTGAACGCTGAGCCCGGTACGAACCCTGACTTCATGGGCACGCCGTCGATACCTGAGTGCATGAAGCAGACGGTGCCGCCTGCATGCCCCTTGTAGATGGCACCGTTGGCCTTCTTGTCTGCGTCCGCAAAGAACTGCTTGATCACCTCCACATCCTCAGTGTACGGCAGGAAGCTGAGCTTCCGAGGCAGGCCATTGAATCCGTTGTGGCATGGTTCATCGATGACGTTGACACCCAGGCTCTCCAACCAGTGCAGCGCGTGCGTGTGCAGCGTCTTGTCCGCTGTGTCGTGGTTGCCCACGATAGCGTACGTATGGCAGGGCTTGTTGTGGGCACGGGTGATACGCTCCCACCCTTGGTATGCCACCCTCAGCACCCCGGCATCCAGCTTGCCGTGGGTGTGGAAGAGATCCCCGCAGAACACTACCTCATCCACGGGGTTCTCTTCTATGTACACTGCGATCTGCTCCATGACACTACGCCCATCCACCAGCCTGGAGTTCACGTTGATCAGATCGAACCCAGGGCGCGTCACTAGGTCAGCCCCGTAGACGTGGTTGTGGAGGTGTAGGTCTGAGAAGATCAGGATCTTCATGCTGAACTCCACTGAGACATGAGTCCCTCTTCGATGCACCAGTCAGTGAACTCTTGGTACGCTGCGTGGACACCACCGTGTTGCAGCACGATGGAGGGCCAGTCAACCTTAGGGAACTCCTTATCGTTCAGCATGTAGGATTGGGATCCCTTCGCGTGTGTGACCCAGCCCGCCTTGATACCTGCATCCAAGAGGTTCCCTTCCGTGTCGAACCCGGTGGTATTCAAGAGAAGGATCTCTTTGATCTCGGGGTACATCATGGACGAACCCTTCAGCTTCTCCACCTTCAGCTTGATCTTCTGACCGAGGCGGCGCTTGTTCTCCTTCGGCCCCTCGGTGTGCCAGCCCAGCGGTGCGAGGTTGATACGCACAGTAGAGAACAGCTTGATGGCATGGCCACCCGCTGCCTCGCTCTGCTTGGCGAACTGAAACTTGGGGATGGTACTGATGGCATGGTTAATCATGATGAGGTTGATGTTGGCGGTGGCGATGTCCGCTGTGACACGGCGCATGCCTCCCCGGATAGCCCGTGCGTCCTGGCCTACCCGCTCTTCCTTGCCCATCTCATGCTTCTTCATGAACTCGGTGGCTGTACCAGTCACTGAATCCACAACGATGACGAAGGGTGCGTTGTCCATCAACTCCAGCCGTGACTCGATGATGGCTATCATCGTGCGGAACGCTGCCTCTATGGAGTCAACGTCAGCGATACCGAAGTTGACGTCAGGGTCTACCCCGCACTGTCGGGCACGGTGTTGGTCCCATGACTTCTCCGTGTCGATGAAGTAACCGCCGCCACCTTGGCGCTGGGCCTCGGCGATAGCCATGTACGCAAGCGTCGTCTTGCCGCAGTGTTCGAAGCCAAACAACTCAACGCACCTACCAGCAGGCCACCCTGGCTTGCCGATGTTGAAGTCTAGCTCGGGGATGCCAGTACGGATCCCGAAGGGTATGTTGCTGCTGAGGCTGATGTCGCCTGCCCTGTGGACGGACGAGAGCCCGTCGTCTTTCGTTTTCTTAGCGACCGCTTTGAAGATCGCATCGAAGTTACTTCCCATTGAATCTCTCCCGGTTGTAGTTCCTGTACTGCCCTTCGTTCATGCGCTCGGGGTGCTTCTTCAGCTTCTCCCCCTTGAGGTAGTCACGCCAACAACTGATGGCTATGCAGCCTGGAATAAACGCGATGACACAGATAACTACGATCTCACACCAGTAAGCGTCCCAGAATGCTTCCATGCTACACCCAATACTTGAAGAGGAATAGCACGGAGGCCAACACAGTGACCCCCGTGCCTACGCCTGTGATCAAGCCATAGGTAAACCCGGCTCGATAGTCAGACATGTTATTCCTCCGGCTCGTGAAGCCGCAAGACTTCCTTCAACTCATCGTAAGTCTTGGGAGGGTACACCGTCGTCAGGTCCACCGGCGCACCGATCTCGTAACCCTCAGCAACCAGCTTCTCAAAGATGTTGGTGCGTGTGGGTACCGGGAGGGCACTGTACTCAGTACCAAGTTTACCCTGCCCCTTCCGCTCGATGCGGAAGTCGATGCCGGATTTGAGATCGGAGATGTTCCCCCAATCACCAGCCGGATCGTTGTCGTACTCCATCAGCTGCTTGAACACCTTGACGCCTGACTTCAGCACAACGATGCCATCCTTCAACCCCTTGCCATCCGGGTTGTTGTAGACGTACGCGTTGTACAGGTAGGCGCGGCCAGCGTAGAGGCTCTTCGCTGCCAGGATACTTACCTCAGTCTTCTCATCGTACAGCCGTGTGCCTTCTTCACAGACAGGACACGGGTTGTCACCAGCAGTCTTGGGACAGGTGAAGGTGCCGAACTTACCCTCAGGCCGAAGCTTGTGTTCTTTGTACTCACGGAACCATGA